ATGGGGGAACATTATACCCCCTTAATATTTAATACCCCCAATATGAAACTAACAGTTAAGCAAGTTGATAGCAGTAAGCCAAAAGAAAATGACTACAAACTATTCGATGGAGGAGGTTTATATCTATTAGTTACAAAATCAGGAAGTAAATATTGGAGATTGAAGTACCGCATAGATGGAAAGGAAAAAGTTCTAGCTATTGGCGTCTATCCGACAATAACTCTCGCTGAAGCCAGAAAGAAAAGGGATGATGCAAAACGGCAGTTATCTGATGGCGTTGATCCTAACAAGATAAAGAAAGATAAGAAAAGGGATTCAAAGTTTGATGGAAGCAATACATTTAAAAGCATTGCTCTAGAGTGGTATGAGGGAAGAAAAGACCGATGGTCTGAAGGTTATCGCGACGACATGATGGAAGCATTTGAAAATGATGTTTTTCCATACATTGGAGATCGCCCAATAGCAGAGATTAAACCTCTCGAATTACTTGAAGTGCTTTCAATAATGGAGAAACGTGGTGTTACAGAGAAATTAAAAAAAGTTCGTCAGCGCTGTGGCGAGGTTTGGAAATACGCCATCATCACTGGGCGAGCTGAGTATAATCCTGCTCCAGATTTAGCTAGTGCTTTTATTCCACACCAACGAGAAAATTATCCATATTTATTGGCTGATGAATTGCCTGAGTTTTTATCTTCAGTAGACAAGTATCAAGGAAGTCAGATCGTAAGAACTGCTTTAAATATATTAATGCTTACCGGTTTAAGACCAGGAGAGTTACGAAAATCAGAATGGTCATTTATCGACTTTGAAAGTAGAACATGGAAACTACCAGAAAAAATAATGAAGATGGGGAGGGTTCATGTTGTACCAATGTCAGATCAGGTGATTTCTTTACTGCGTCAAATACAGCCAATAAGTGGCGATTACCAGTATATTTTCCCTAGCCGAACTAACCATAAAAAACATCTGTCCGAAATGGCAATAAATACAATGATTGGAAGAATGGGTTATAGGGGCAGAGCTACTGGTCACGGCTTTAGACACACCATGAGCACAATATTGCATGAGAAAGGATTTAATACAGCGTGGATAGAGTTACAACTTGCTCATGTTGATAAAAACTCTATCCGTGGTACTTATAACCATGCGCTGTATTTGGAGGGGAGAAGGGAGATGATGCAGTGGTATGCTGATTATATAGATGAGCTGAGAAGTAAAAAGAAATAAAATTCAATTGATGGTATTTTCAGGGCAACGAGAATTATTAATTCGTTGCTCTATCCATTCGTCTATCTCACTTTCAATAAAACCAACTGCACGAGAACCTATTTTAACCTGCTTCGGGAACTCTCCTTTGCCAATTAATTTATAAGTCCAAGATTTGCTATATCCTGTTCTATCTAAAACCTGATCCATTCTTAATATTTTATATTCCATTTTACCCTCCTATCCATTCTTCCTTTTATACTGTTCATGATCATCACCGCAATCTTTACTACAATATGCGCTATTAGGTGCTACCGGTTCTTGGTGACACCAGATACACATTCCGCTATATGATTTAATTGCTACCTTGCGATTTGATAATGACACTTGAATATATAGTTCGTTTGTTTCATTTGCTGAGTCGATAATGTCCATAATTCACCTATGCTATTTTCCATTCATTTAATATTTTATTGCCGATATTAATTAACTCGTCTCTATCGACAGTGTTAATTATCTTTCTTGGTTTAATATAAGGTCGCCAAATTAAAAGCATTGAGCCTTTAGTATTTCCATTTTTAGTTTTATCAGTTTCAGCTTTAATAAATTAAATTCTTCCTCCTGTAATTAATCTCACCTCATCGACTGTTTCTAATGCAGAATTAAACCAACCAACAGAAGTATCAGCAGGAATTAACATCACGATAGGCTGTAATTGCTTTTTACATTGCTCTTCGGCTTTATTAATCCAAGGCTGAATATCACTGTACGGGGGGTTGCAGAATATAGCCCCGTAGCTTTCCCAGTCGCAATTTAACGAGTTGTCCTTTTCGGTGAGGTAATGAGAACAGAGAGCATTATTTTTATCGGCAGCGGCATCTAAATAGAAACCAAATTCAGCGTCCAGTGCTGTGAATAAAGGTAGGGGAGTTTGCCATCTATCACGCAATTCCTTTGGTGTGTGGCTACCTCCATAATCAGCTTTCATTCTCCGCCTCTTTCATCATTAAGAATAATTCCATAGCCGCGCGATATAAGTTATTGCTTCTAGTTTCTTCATTCGCAAAACCATACGCAGGTGAAGCCACCCAATTACCGCCGTCATGCTCTTCTGCGAATACATCAAATGCGGTGCATATCTTATTCTTAATAATAATCGGCATGGCGTCTGACGGGTTATTGCAGGGGTCGAAAACTTGATACTTGCCTTTGATGTTATAAGTAATAACGCCGCTAGGTAAGAATCTAAAATATTTATACTTTATTTTTGCTTTGTGAAATACAGCTTTATTAATCTCAAAGTCAGATAGTCGGTGTATTTATTCACTTTCTAATATCTCCTCTATCATGAGCTTAATATTAACTAAATCCTGCTTTGTTATTGATATATCCCACGATGGAGATTTTAAATTAAATTTATCTTTTATTGTCGGTTCAATTTCAAAACCTTCTTCCTCGTAGCCTTGTAAGTTCACACTATATTTATCTTTCATTCCATACCTCTCCACAAACAACTTCAACATTCCTCACTGACATTAAATATTCAGCACGTTTATTGCATTCCGATTGCGTGTATATATCTTCCGTTACAGGAACAGCAGAATCCTGTATTAGCATGAGTAATACATATTCGATTGTTTGCATGGTTATTTAATCTAAGCGGTAGAGCGGTGTTACTTTAAGTGGTGAGCCATGAGATTGAAAATGAATATCTATATTTTCAGATGCAACTGCGTCAGTAGTGAATTGCATTTTCTCATCATGAAATACAGGGTACATCCAAGCGACAGGCTCTGATTCAGTTATTCTCTCCAGCTCATCACACAATGCAATAATGACTTTCTTTTCTGGCTCCTTATTATCTGCAATCATGCCTTTGGTATAATCGATTAATACTTGAAGTTCATTTTTATTCATCTTTTATTTTCACTCCGCTTCTAATTAATATATCTTCACATTTATCTATACCATCAAAATAACCACTTTCGTATTCGTTATGACAAATTCCTTTGCGCTCTGGCAATTCAATCTCCAAACTCTCACGTGATGCTTGCCATGCTTCAAGCCTAATATCCTTGTGATACTCACTACATTTAGGGTGGTTTTTATTTATCCACCCCTCAAACTGCTGCCTTGATTTATCCATCACTCCACCTTTTTAAATAAACTGTTAATGACTTTAATTAGAAAATAAATAATTATCAGTTGAATAAATACCATATTCATTCCTCTTCACTGCATCCCTGTGAGTTAAATTAATCTTCCGTTAAATCAATAACATCATCAATAACACTTTGCTTTACTGCGTAATAGCCATCTTCGCCATTGAGTGTTATTTCTTCCGTGTTTGTGTAAATGCTGATAATCGCCTGTTTCAACTTCGCATTTTCTTCTTGTAACTGTTCAATAGTCATATCTATCTCCTGTTTGCATCCTTGCAAATATATCCTTTGGTTAAACGGGTAGGGTGGTTAGAAGGGTATTTCTTGGTCATCCCAATCCATCGGCGGCTCATTCTGCGTAGCTGGTTGTTGTGGTTGTTGTGGCTGACCCCATCCTTGATTCTGCTGTGGTTTCTGGCTTCCTGCCTGATTACCACCGTTACCGCCAAAATCTAATTGGTTAACGATAATTACTGGTGCTGATTTTTTCTCACCACTCTGGCTTGTCCATTCTTCCATGACGAACTCACCAGTAACTGTAACCTTTGTTCCTTTGGTTAAGTATTCAGGTAGCTTTTCAGCTTTAGAGCCAAACATCTTACAGATAACCCAAGATACTTTTTCGTGTTCTCCGTAACCTTGTTTCACTGGCAAACTAAAAGATGCAACCGCTTTACCATTTGGCGTCCATCGCTGTTCGCAATCTTTACCTAAGTTTCCACTTGCCGTTATTGTGTTAATTGCCATATACACTCCATTGATTGCCAAATTGAATGCCTAACTTGTTTAATCCCTGATCCATTACTTCGATGAACTCAGGCACTAACTCGTCAAATTCTTTCATCATTTTTTCGTCACGCTCAACAGGAAAATATGCGATTTCTTTTCCTGCCGGCATTCGTGGGTCAAAATTTGCAAAATGCCAGATATCCTTACCTGTAACCCACATGGAATATTGAACTTGAGCCACATATTCCTTTTTCATTGCATTGATTCCATTCAATGCTAAGTCTATAAATACGTCCGTGTTATTAGGGCATTTAAGCTCTAATCCAGAGCCATCACTGCAAATGCCGTCTGGTGAGCAAGCCATCCGTAGTTGCTCATCTTTAAATATTATTGGCACTTCCTTTGCCGTTAATCCGGTGTAAAACTCGAATGTCATCCTTGCTTCTAATTCGTAGTTTTTACCCCATTCCAGCGTCCTTGCTGATACCTCCTTGTAAACTCCCGTACAGACTTCACCAATAAGGGTGTTTAAATATGTTTTCTTTGTGTCTGTCCATTTTTTCCCTGACTTTGGCTTAGAGATAACCTTCCATGCTTCAGAGGCAGTTACTACACCGAGCCTGATAGACATCCATTCTTCGCTTCCTTGCTCTACTTTGGTTAAATCGATGCCTGTTTTGCTTAGAATGATGTCATTACTAATCATTTCCCTTCTGCCTTTTTCCTTAGCATGTCGATAATGGTATTGGCTTCAAATGCGGTTAATTGCTCTGGATGGGATATTTGATGGTTGAATTTTTTACTAATGAATGTGAAGAATGCGTCACTCCATTCGCCATTAACTTTAAGCATCAAGTCCGTGATAGCCTTTAATTGATCCTCACTTGCTGGCGTTATGTCCTTTGGTTCTTGTTGCTCGTTCCCAAAATCAACACCTTCTCCAGCTTCTGTATTCACATAATCAATGGCTTGATCTAACCTTTCACGACGAGGCCAGTATTTGCTCGCTCTTTTTACAATTGTTTTACGAGCCATCTCATCCCACCATGTTTTCCATGGGCCATTTCTTGACTTGCTCGTGGCCTCAACAGCCTTTATCTCATCCAACCTCATCTCTTCCGTGAGATAGTCACCACTTGCTGTTTTCACTGTGCAATAACCACCAATAACACTACCTCTGTCACTAAATGCGTTATATTTGTGGGTTGGCGGGGTGTCTAGGCCATTGGATTCATAAACATCATTTTCATGGACTAACTTGCATTGACCCCATTCGATAGCTTGAGTCACTTGAGCTAGGTGCATGAGGCCCATATAGCTGATATCAAGGCAAACAAAACCCTTTCTTGGTACTAAATACGCCAGCTTACTTGCTGGATTTAATGTAATCCCAATAGCCGCCACGTTAATAATGGCATTCTGAGCGCTAGCGGGGTTTTCCATAGCCACTCTTGCTAGCTCGTCATTTCGTTGGAATGCCTGAATTGCAAACTGGCTTTCCTTAGCCCATGTGATTGTTTGATCTGTTAGTGCGTTACAAAATAATGACTCTTGTTGTTGCACAAACTCAATAATTGACGTGCTCACAATATCTCCTTATCTATCCCAATCTGAATAGCTGTTCTAATTCCATCTAAAACTGCATCAAGTGCTTGAGGGCTAACATCAAATACCGGATTTAACTTCCTTGCTAAATCCATGCACAGTAGTTCTTCGGGTAGGCTGTCCATAACCTCATCAACTGATATTTTCTCTTCCTGAGAATTAACAAACGCCTGTTTTTCCATTTGGCGTTCGTACCAGTCGTTTCTGAGTCCGTATGTATTCGTTAACATAAAGCCTCCTTAGATAAACGCGCGCTCCTTGCGTGTGTTGATTTCATGCTGAATGAGGTTTGTACGCTCCATCGATACTTTCATTTTCCATTGAAAAACTAAGTCGTCGATTTGCTCATTTGTCATTTCAGACTCTCGCAACAGTGCGAATATCTGATGTTTCACGTGTTTCTGCTTTGCGTTCATGCTTCACTCCGTATGCTGTTTTTAATGTTTTGTTTGCTTCGCTCCATCCGTTCTCATCCTTGAGAAAGCGTGCAATCCCAGCTTGCGATTGAGCTAAACAAAGTTTGTATTTATCAATATTCATGCTTACCTCTGGATGTGCGAAACCTGCGCTAATCTTTCGATAGCGATAGGGTGGTTATCTGGTGTTGGTGCGGTGGGTTAAATTCCGAGGCGTTTTACTAACTCAACAGCCTTAAATAGACCACCTCGTTTAACGCTTCGCTTGTGCTGATATTTGTTTGTTGTTGGATAAAATAGAACCTTTCCTTTCTTTGTTTGAAAGTGAATAGTTCCACTTGAATCTCTGGTGTACGGAATATCTATATCCTTTAGTTGTTCCATGTTATTTTTTAGTCGCTCCAATTTCCTCTCTTTTACCATTTCCTTGTATGCTCGAAAATCGTCTCCTACATCACCCATAATTAATTCCTTATGTGCTAGTAATTCATTATCATATGAGGGATTTGTTTACTTGCGACTAGCTTAATAAATTCAGTTGCTAATTTTTCATCAAATCCGTTACTGACTAACGCCTGTAATGTTTCTTGGTTATACTTGCGACGATGCTCCTTATCAGCCTGACGTTTAGCTTCCTCCTGACGCTTACGTTCTTCTTCTGCTAATCGCGCTTGTTCTGCTTCCTGTGCTTTCTTGCGTTCGGCTTCGATAGCTAATTGTTTCTCACGTTCGGCTCGCTCCTGAGCTTCTTTAGCATCACGTTCAGCCTTTTCCTTAGCTTCTTTTGCTGCTTGCTCTGCACGTTGAATTGCTTCCTGCTTTTCACGCTCTGCACGTTCAACGGCTTCTTTTGCTTCACGCTCACGCCGTGCTGCCGCTTCAATTTCTTGCTGTGCTTTTCGCTCAGCTTCAAGTCTTGCTTGTTCCGCAGCTTGTCGTTTCATTTCTTCTTCACGAGCAATGCGCTGGCGTTCTTCTTCAGCTTTGCGTAAATCAAACAATTCGTTCATTTGCAGAGCTTCTTCGTGGTCAAGCTCGATTTGCTTCTTAAGAGCTTCAGCTTCTTCACGAGCTTTTTCTTGTTCTTCCCACTCTGTTAGTGGCTTGCGAATATCTGTGCTCAATAGATCTAACTCGTCACGAAATAACTTACGACTAGCATCAACTTTTTTGGGTAGCTCTTTTAACTTATCGACAACAGCTTTACCTTCCTTGTCGATATACGTTTTTGTTTGAGCAACTTTGTACGCCAGAGATGCAAAAGCCTTCCGGTTTTTAGCTACTGAGAAATCACTGTCGAGTTCTTTACGCTCTTCTTCTGCAAGAGACTTAATGTGCTCTAGCATCTGATTTACTTTTTCTGGCGCTGTAAATAAATCTAGCGCCGTTGACTGTTCAATTACGACTAATTCATTTGCCATTTCCTTTGTTCCTTATGTGCGTATTCCTCACTATTAATAGCGATATGAATGATTAAGTGGTGGGTTACTGCTGACCGAGGGCTTTTGCGATTACAGCGTCAACGATGTCTAAATCATCGTCATCATCTGGTTTATAGCTTGCAATTTTATTGCGAAGTCTGATTAACTGTTCTAATAACTCTGGTGCTGTTGCGATTAGTGTAAAATTGGCTTGAGTTTCTTCATCCATAACCCAGTGACATAATTTTTCGTCATATCTAGCACCTTTTGAGCTATATACGATATTTCTATCATCATCACGATGGCAACCAGCCGTATCATTAGTTCTATTTTTCTGGTAAACAGCGCAACACCCAGTTCTAATATCAACAACCCATGGCGCAGGCGTTCCTTTAAATTCCATTGTTTTATCTGCCACACTCCCTCCTAACTATTTAATTAGTCCGTACACATGATTAATGTCGTTAAGTCCTTCCCTATCTAACTCTAAGTATGGATCCCATCTATCCAAACCCTTATGATGCGTCCTTACCAATTGCCAGCGCCAACCATCAGCATGTCTAACTCGTCTTACATACCTGATTGTTGTGACCCAATATTCATCATTAGGGCCATTTGGAACCAGTGAATCAAACTCGACTCGAACAGCTCTAAATAATTTCGGCATGGGTAACTTTCCATTATGGAAATCATCTATTGTCATACTCCCTCCGTTATTAACTAAACACGATGCTAGTAGCCTGAATACTCACGAAGTGCGTCAACTATCTCATCGCACTCAACCAACAATATAATCCTTGCTTCATCATTACATTCTTTTAAACGACCAAGCTTGAATGATAATTTTCTCAGCATCTTTGCTTGCCATTCATTGTCGTTACTATCTGGAATTTTAATACTCACTCTCTATCTCCTATCTATTAATCAACTCACCACAGCCCACATAATGGACTGTAATTAGTTAACTGTGCCTGCTTTTAACCACGTCAGGCGAGGTGGTTCTCGTGTACCCCTACAGCGAGAAATCGGCTATAATCCACTTACCCCTACAGAATAAGAGATTATCAACCATGCCGAATTGGATTGAGGCAGTGATTGCCTATTTGAAAAACCAAATTTCACTGAGGTTTACTATGGTGTGGTTGCTATATCTGGTCAGTCTGTGGTTATTTTTACCTGAATCATTCTTTGATTTTCTTAACGCAAAGCCAATTTTTGGCTCGGTAAATAATATCAATGCTGTTCTTTTTATTATTCCTGTTAGCTTCTTTCTTTCAGATATAACAAAAAGAATATATTTATTAACTTTTGGTATAATTAATTCCGTAAAGTTAAAATCAATAAAGCGTAATAATCAGCACAAAATATCATTTGTTATTTCAAGCCTTTCTGAGGATGAAAAGGATTACCTAGCCATGTTCATTGACACTGGAAAGGAATTTCTAGGCGGGAAAAGAAATGACCCTGTTATTAACTCACTGTTGGATAAAGACATTCTCCATGATTCGTCAAAGCATTTGAGTATGAGACATACCAATGAGTTTATAATTAATCCCGATTATTACTCAGAATGCGTTAGGCAATTCACTGGATATTTTAATAAATGAATTTTAGTTAACTAAAGCATTCCTTTTTTTCTTAACTGATTTGCGTTATTTTCACTCATAGCAATTCCATGCCCTTGCTGAATGCCAAGCCCTCCTACGCTTAACGAGGCATCAGGATGTAAGTCACTACACATACCTGAACCAGAACATAATTCAGCTTTAGGCTCTTCGCTTTCCAAGGTCACAAATGCCTTTCTAACTCTATGACCTAATTCTAAAATATCATCACGAGTTAATTTAAAATTGCGTCGATAACTATCAACTAGCATAGTTGATAGAACTTCACGAGCCGATTCTTGAGACGCTTCTGTTAAATCTTCAAATTTCATCTTACTTCTCCTATTTATCTCGCCGTAACCCCGAACTCACTGCTCGGCTGTTTTTTCAGTTTTAATGTTTTGCGTGTATCTGGTGCTGATTTGAGACTTAACACCAAACTTGCCAGCACATCCGTTTCATCAACTGGCTTAATTATTGAATCCCATATTTCCTCAGTAGTGCGACCGCGATTAGCTTCTTCTAAAGCCTTACGCGCCATTAATTCACCTCTAGCGATATAACGACGCATCTTTGAATTTGTCTTACCAGTGCGCGGTAAGTAAGTAATTTGAGCCATAATTTACCCTCGGTTAGTAAGTATTGGTGATGCGGTCATTGGCTATCAGTCTCGAACTGTCTTGTCAGCCTTGCTTGCATCCTCTGCAATAACTTCACCTTATTTGTTGGTCACCTTCCTAAGTTAATGATCAACAGCGTTGTTATTACTCGACGGACTCACACCGTCTGACATTGGTTTTGCTTGCATCTGGTTCAGCGTAACCGCATCCCAATACTCACTTGGAGTTTTGAAACTTTCCCACAATGGCGGGAGTTAATTTGTAAAAGAGCGAACTTCCTGTTTATCTATGGCTCCTTGCCTTCGATGTGATTAACTATACAAGCATTACTTTATTAAGACAAGCAAAACTTGTGTAAAAACTTGAATTAATCTTTATAAAAACAGTAATTACTTGTTTTTTTATTGGGTTATTTTTTGTAAAAAGTTTTATTTTGTTGGTGCTTTTGATTAATTAACGAAAAAAACTCCCTTTTTATCTAGGGAGTTGTGGTGGGATAGATGAGGGATTGTTAGTTTTTGCTTGAGGTGATCTCTGTGAAATCTATTAGTGCTTTTTGACAAGCATTAGCCATATCAACTAAATTACTGTTTTTCTTTTTTGCCTCACTCTTCATGAATTCATCTATAAACTTATCTCCATTTGGCACATTATTTTCTTGCTGGAATTTATATAAAGAAGACATGGTGTTGCACTCAGATACTTTCATAATTACAGTCAATGTTTTGAAGTTATCTTCGTCATTAATATCAAATTTATTAGCAGCTTGAGATAATAATGAGGTAGATGTCATTAGTAAAAAAATTAATTTCTTCATATCGTTGTTATGTTTTTCTTAGTAAATGACTACCCATGAAATTTATATTTTATAGATTGGCTAACTAAAACCTTGGCATGGATGTATAACCCATTAACGCTATCTTCATCTAGATACCACGTTTCATATCTTGCGTTATCAGATATTACAGCCAATCTCTTGTATTGCTTTTGGAGTCTTTTTATATACAACTGATTGTCTAAAACGAAAACATAAATTCCGTCACCATCAAAAAAGTTAGTAGTTATGTCTACGAATATCTGATCTCTAGGCTCAAAGGTGCCAGACATGGAATCACCTTTAACAGTAATCATCTTGATTGTAGAAGCAGATCTACCACCAAACAATCTTTTCGCCTCATCAGCCGAGTATTCAATAGCTGTTATTGTCTCAATAAAATCATCAAGAACCATTACCCCAGGACCAGCGCTAGCTTGAATATCTAGCATTTCCACCTTGTAGTTATCTGTATCAGGAGTATCAATATGTTGGTTTGATTTGGTTCCGTTAATATTACCATTTCCATCAATGGAGGATTTTCCGAACAACAACCAATTAGCATCAACTTCCAATATCTCAGCTATTTTAACAACTCTGTTTTTCCTCGGTTCAGTACTAGTTTCCCACTGCTGTACTGATTGTGGTGACACCCCTACCAACTCAGCTAACTCAGCTTGGGTCATATTTTTTGCAAGTCTAGCTTGCTTGATTCTTTCGCGCATAGTTTTCATTCGCTCAATATACAAGCTGTACTTTTATTTTTCCAACAAGTAATACTTGCTTAAATAAAGTGTTTCTTGTATTCTTCTTGTTGTTAATCAGTTAAAGGAATATCTTTATGAATGCATTGGAAACAACAATTAAAAAAGCAGGTGGAATTCCAGCTTTAGCTAAGAAGCTAAAGATTAGCGATCAGGCCATTAGACAATGGGAGCAAAAAGGTCGCATTCCTCCCGCAAGATACGCTCAAATCAACGAACTATTCGGAATACCGTTTGAGCATTTAGTAAAAGATAAAAATTAGTTTCACCCGCTCTTTTCACAATTTAGGTTCCGCCATTGTGGAACATATCAATACCAGCTCATATGGAATGAGCTATGGATCATTACTGCTGTTCCCAATATGGGAAGTAATCTAAGAAGGAATTTAACAAATGGAATTATCAAACGAACGCAAATTTCGAGAAATCGAATCAAAAATCATGAAAGGGATACTTGTTACTGGCGCTAGAGAAGTAGCGAAAAGGACGGGTATTCACGAATCACAAATATCACGCTGGCAATCACCACAATCTAAAACGCAATTAAGCTTCATACAACGTTGTGCAAGGCTTTTAGTTGCTATTGGGTATGAGACACCGGATGACACAGTGATATTGCAAGGTGATGAGGCTAGAGCGTTAATTCAGATGCTTGAGCATATCAAAGCACCAAAAAGAAAAACCTCAACCACTGCGAATGGTGAGGCTTCTCAACAAATGGACTTAATTTAACAACAACCCAATGAGGTAATTATGAATCAAATAACTACTTTAGTAAACAGTGGTGAATTAACCATGACTAGCTTAGAAATATCTGAGCTAGTCGAATCAAGGCATGACAAGGTTAAACAATCAATCGAAAGACTGTCAGAAAGAGGGGTAATAACTTTACCCCCAATGGGGGAAAAGCCCACAGCAGGCAGGCCGAGCACTTTTTACATTTTTTCAGGCGAAAAGGGAAAGCGCGATAGCATTATTGTAGTAGCTCAATTATCACCAGAGTTTACAGCGCGATTAGTTGACCGCTGGCAAGAGCTTGAATCTCAAAAATCCCTCATCCCTCAAACTCTACCGGAAGCCTTACGTCTCGCTGCTGACTTAGCAGAACAAAAGCAAATCGCAGAACAGAAATTAGCAATCGCAGCGCCTAAAGCTGAATTTGTTGATCGATATGTTCAAGCTACTGGCTTACTGGGTTTTCGTGAGGTATGCAAACTATTAAAAGTCAAAGAAAACTTCTTTAGAGAGTTTCTACTTTCAAAACGAATTATGTACAAACTGGCTGGAAAATTAACACCTTATTCAGAACACCTTGAAGCAGGGCGTTTTGATGTAAAAACAGGTGAGAATCAAATCAACGGTCACGCATACACACAAGTTAAATTTACGCCTAAAGGAATTCAGTGGATCGCTGGGTTACTGGCTAGAGAGCAATTGGAGGCAGCATGAGTAACGTTGCATATGCTGATTTTGGTAATCAACGACGGCAAGAGAGGCCTACCGTGGCAGATCTTGATAATGGCTATACAAAACTAGCCAATGAACTTTACGAAGAATTAATTGGCGCAAACCTAACAAAGAATCAGGCAAAAGTTGCTCATGCTATTTGCAGAAAAACTTATGGGTTTAATAAGAAAACTGATCGCATATCAGACAGTCAGTTGGCAGAGTTAACTAGACTACCAAGACAGAAAGTTAACAAGGCAAAAAATGAGCTTATCGCTATGAAAGTTATAGTGAAAGTTGGTATGGCGATAGGGCCTAATAAAAACCTAACTGAGTGGGATATTCCTGATTGTCACCAAAACGGTGTCATTGTCACCAAAACAGTGACAAAAAGTGTCACCAAAAGCGTGACAGCGCTGTCACCAAAACAGGGACACACAAAAGAAACTATTACAAAAGACAAAAGAAAAGATCCCACCATACCTCCCAAGGGAGGAAATCGAGGAGGTTCTCTTCGTGAAGAATTAATTTCAATCCTAGAAGGAAAGTTTGATTTCGATAAGGCAGACAAGCTTCATGATTCTGTTGAGCAAAAATTAGTTGAGCTGGGTTATATCTGCGAAAGAGAATTTAGAGTTAGCGACAGAGGTGATGGTAAAGCTGGTCGAGTTGATCTTCTGGTTTCCAATGGTAAGGGCGATTCTTGTGGCATTGAAATCGATAGATTGAATGCTAGAGATAAATCCATTGTAAAACTAAAGCAACTTTCTGATGGTTTCGTTTTGGTGAGAGAAGGGATCGTGTCTGAGAGATATGATTTCGATGGAATACCAGTGGTAAGTGCTCATCCTATGTCATCTTCAAGTGAAGGAATTTCTCGTGAAGAGATAATCAGGGAAGCAAGAGAAGCTCTAGATTTTTATAACAATATTACTGGCTCTCAGTGCAGAGACTTTAAACCATTCATGACCCTCTTATCTCCAACCCAAAGCAGAGATAGATATCTGCTAAGTGATTTAATCACAGTTATTGAGTGGGTGGTGTCAACATGGAAGCGACGTAATAACTCAATAGCAAAACCAACCAATATCTGCCGAGTTAACCGCTTCGATGGCTATCTGTCAGATGCGATCAAGTGGAAAAACCGAGACGGTATCAATCCTGTCGATTGTCCTCATGAAGAATTAATCAAAATCTGGAACAAATACGTTCCTGAAAGAGCCATTGATTTTCATGAGTGGACATCACGCAGACCTGCTTACAAAGATTTGGAAGCTGTCTGGAATGGAAAAACTAACAAGGGGCAATGGCGTGAAGTAAAACACATGGACACCTGCTTCAAGCTGATATCTCAATCAAGTTTATTCACTGGCTTACAAGACAAGGGATGGTTAACTCTTGACTGGATCTTAACGCCGACAAGATGGTCGCAAACCTACGAACAAGCCAAGCGCGAATATACCGAACGGAAGAAAGGGATTGTTTAATGGAAAATAAATTTACGGATTATTACTCAGAGCAGGCTGTCATTGGCGGAATACTGATTGCCACATCTGAAACAGAAGAAATTGCTATCTCAGCGATTGAAAGTTTAGTTGCTGACGATTTCACATCATCGGCTCACAAAGCCATATTTAAAGCCATGCAAAGCCTTGTTAGAAATGGCTCTAAGGTTGATTTGGTTTTACTGAATGGAGAAATTGAACAACAAGGTAATTCAGATATTACTGGCGGGTTCGGCTATCTTGCTGAATGCACTAAAAACACATCAAGTATTCAAATGTTACCCGGTTATGTTCAGAAAATTAAGGATCTAACCACGGCACGAAAAACGCTTGCTGTTCTCAATGAAGGTATTGCGAAGATTAGCTCATCAAACGTTAGCAACCTTGTTGATGTTGTTGGTGAGGTCCAATCCTCAATCTCATCAATGGACACAGGTAGTGTTGTTGAAACACAGCACATCATGGACGGAGTTAACGAGTCGATAAATATTCTTGAATCGATGATCAACGGTGACATCTGGAAATATAAAACTCAGTTTGGCTTACCTGATATCGATAAGGCATTTGGTGGATTTAATAACACCGATTTGATTGTTGTTGGTGGCCGTCCGGGTATGGGTAAAACCATGTTCAGTACAGCAATCTCAAAAGCGATTGGATTGAAGCAAAAGAAACCCGTTGTTTTTTATAGCCTTGAAATGCCCTCATGGCAGATATCAGAACGCATTTCATTTCATCACGCAGGGGTTAACAAGCAAGACTTACTCGGTGATGATAAATCGAAAATCAACATGGATGAGGCTTGGGCTAAGTTATCTCATGCGCTTGCTGACATTCAGGAATCACCGATTTATATCAATGACCGACCATCAATGAGCATTCATGAAATACGTGCTGACGCTAGAAAGATGCACAAAAAAACGGGTGGTTTAGGTGTCATTATCGTTGACTACTTGCAGAAAATGAAAATGACCAATCCTGAAAATATGAATCAGTCAGTAGGTGAGATTGCAACAGGATTAAAAAATCTCGCGAAAGAGCTTAAGTGCCCCGTAGTCGCACTTGCACAGTTAAACCGTAACTTAGAGCAACGAACCAATAAGCGCCCCGTTAATGCTGATTTGAGAGAGTCTGGCGTTATCGAACAAGAGGCTGACGTTATCTTCATGATTTATCGTGATGAAAAATATCATCCCGACACCAATCTGAAAGGTATCACTGAGGTTATTTGCACGAAATCACGACACGCACCCGGTGCAGAAAAAACATATTACTTCACTAATGCTCGCGGTGGTTTAGATCAGGCGGTATTGAGCAATATAAACAGCGACTACTTAGATGAAGAAATTGAGTGTTAACAAGCAAGAGGATTTTTAGATGAACAAGCAAAAGGAAATCCCATTTGGAACTATTGTTGTAATTCATCACGCTGTTGATGACGAAAACGAGGTCTATTTAAAGGGTTGCCATGGTGATTTTGACGCAACTGACATTCGAGAGTTTCAAGAAGAAATATCAATGGTTTTGACCGGAGAAGATTACTTTCAGGGTGAGGGGGTCTATACGCTAAAACCAACTAATGATTATTACGATTACCATCGTGAAATTACATTTGAGTTGGTTTCATTTGAGCCACTGATAGGGGAGGAGGCATCTAATGCAGGGAGCTAATTGGGTTAAGGTGAGTGAGACATTGCCAGAACTAGACGCGCCAGTATTTGCTGGATGGTTCAGAGGTAATGGAGAGTTTGTATACCACGTTTTCATGCGTTCTGATACATGTGGAGAAGGTTGGATTTGGTCGCGTTCTTACAGTCATTTTATCAGCGATAGTGATGAGTTTATTGAAGATGATAATTACCCAATAACGCACTGGATGCCTTTACTACTCCCACCAATGCCAGAGGGTGAATGATGGAAAACTTCTGCCTACACGAATCAACGAAAAAGTTATTTGATAGCAACGTAATTGAGCTGCTTAAATCCTACCCAAAACTCAGCGTCACCATCAAGCCTTACAAACCAAAACGAAGCCTCTCTCAAAACTCATTAAGCCATGTTTGGTACAAAGAAATCAGCGACTACTTAATTAGGTCGGGTCGTGAGTTCTGCACTGAAGCATGGGTGAAAGAAAGCTTAAAGGCCACTTACCTTGGATTTGAAGTAACTGAGTACACTGATGTGTTAACGGGTGAAAAAACGCAACGAGAGACACTTAGGCACACTTCAAAACTAGATAAAGGGGAAATGCATCACTTCTTACAGAGAGTTGAAGCATGGGCATCACAGTTCGGTTTAATACTAACTACTCCAGAAGATAGCGAGTACATGAAATTGAAAAGAAAACAGGATGAGTAATTATGACTAAGAGAAATAACGCATTAGAGAGCATGAAGAAGTGGATGGATGCCATTCCTCAATGCTTACAGTCACAAGGTAAGCAAATAGACAACGAAGAACCCAAAGAGAAGCCAGCAGCCAAGAAGCGGAGGGCGAGAAAATGACATGGGAAAGTAAAATTGAAGGCCTGAATATTGATCAGTTAAAAGATTTTAGGGAAGCGATAAGTAAAGCAATAACGCAGAAAGAGCATGAAAAAATGAGGTTAATATGGCGAGTACGCAATCGCTGGCAAACCTTTGGTGACTTTCGTGAAGATGATTATTTAGGAGCTGTTAACCGTCTCGTAGAAACTGCCAACAAGCTCAATGCTGACGGTGATACTTACTCAATGTCACTCTCAATTGAGCAATGGCGGATCCCTGAATCTGAATATGAGGATTGGTTTAAATGAACTGCCAATCATGCAATAGACAGCTAACAGATGATGAAATTTACGTGTGTGCTCAGTGCGCTGATGAATACGCTCATTTGGAAGTGATGGATAAAATCAAAGGAGAGGGAGATGGCGAGGTATCGCAGTAAATACAAACACAAACATAAACATCCAAAGAAACCACAAAAGGAGTTTGAGCCAATGTTTAATGCCAATTTATTACGCTATGGAAAATTTGTCGCAATATGGTTTTTTGCCATGTTAATTCTTGGAGTTATTTTGGGGTGATGTATGGCTAAGGCTAAAAAGCCGAAGCTCAAAACCTGTAAAGTCTGCAACAAAGAATTCATTCCCTACCTATCCACCCAAAAAGTTTGTTCCACATCCTGCGCAATAAAATTCGCCTCAAATGAAATTAAACGGACCGAAGAAAAGGGCCGTAAAAAACGTTTATCTGAGGAAAGAAAAATATTGCGGGCCAGAAAGGAAAAGTTAAAGACAAAATCAGACTGGAACAAAGAGGCACAAGCGGCAGTAAATAAATACATCTTTTGGCGAGACTACGGTCAACCCTGCATTGCTTGTGGTAGAGCCTTAAATTATGGGGTAAGAGGTGGGTCCGTAGATGCTAGTCATTACAGGTCAAGGGGTTCGGCAAGTCATTTAAGATTTAATCTACTCAATATTCACGCTGGCTGTGTTCACTGCAATAGGGACCTGTCAGGTAATCTCATCCCATACCGCATTAATCTCATCAATAAAATCGGCGAAGAGCGAGTAATTCGTTTAGAGCACGATAACACGGTCCGTAAATTCGACATCGAATATCTCAAACGAATGAAATCAATATTCACTCGTAGGGCCCGTTGGTATGAGAAAAGGCGAAAGGATCAATATTCGGAGGTGGCTTAATGTTTACTGATTTAATCGCAGCTATTGAAGAAGCAAGATATTTAAAATCCAGATCAGGCGGTCGATTTAACTTCTGTGTAATGCAGGTTATGGACTATATGGAAGTGGTTAGCGGATTAATGGATGGCGTTAGGGTTTTATATACAACGGCTAATGATGATTATCACACAGTATTACCGGAGGCGAGATGAACCTAGAAAGCGCTGTTAAATATCACTTCGCCAAAACAACATCAATATCAGATGCGCCTAGCTCAACATCGCCAGATAGATTAACCGGTACTGATGTTATGGGCGCTTTTGGTATGTGTCAGAGTAAAGAGTCATTCGGCTATTCAGCATTCTTGGGGAAGATGGGAATAAGCCGAAATGACAGAGACAAAGCGATACAACTTTTAACTCGGCATGCATTGAATCATTGCGACAAGGTTCCAGCCTTACGCAAGCTCGATATGAATGTTAAGCGAAAGGTAATGCAAATACTCGCAAAATTCGCTTATGCAGATTATTGCAGATCAGCATCAAGTGTTACTGAGTGCGTAAAGTGCAATGGATCAGGTTTTAAGGTAAGGGCGATTAAGGTTAAAAAAGTCTTTGGTAAAGAAGTTAGCATTATTAATGACACCGAGTCATGCGCTTGTGATAAGTGTAATGGTAAAGGTTATGTTTCTTGTGCGTGCAATGACTGCAAAGGGCGTGGCATGGCAATAGACAAGGAAACGCTAAGGTTAACTGGTGAAGCTGTCAGTATGCCTTGTAAGCGTTGTTCTGGTCGTGGTTACGAGCGAATACCTGCATCAAAGGCTTTTCAGGCTGTGTCTCATTTAGGGATTACGATTGATCAATGGAAGCGTTCAGTTAGTAAATTTTATGAGTCATTGGCGGTTGAGTGTGAAAAAGGAGAAAGTAACGCAGATTACATACTAAAAAAGGTAACAAATTAAAAACGAATACTTCTAACGAATGAATTGACTTTTGCACTTTTCTGTGTAAATATCGTTCTAACGATGGGTTATTGCCATTTCGTTAACGTTAAAGGAATTCAAGACCTCGCCTCGGCGGGGTTTTTTTGTTATCTGAAACAGTGCCCCTCATAGTCACTACGCAGAGCGGAGGAATCTGGTTTGCGATACACTTGGGGCTTTCTATTTTAATTCCCCGAATTCGAGGGAATAAGTTTTTGATATTTATCCAGAGTGCTTATTTGCATTGTGGTAATCCAACCATCCGGAATTTCCGGATAGTTCACATATTCGGTTATTCCGAACAACTCATTTTGAAGATCGCCTAGGCGGTCTTTTTTCGTATATGCCGACCACAGAATCAATCACAACACCTCACGTTCACACAAGAGCTGTGAGTCGGCGTTCTATTAACTAATCAGGACTACATATATGCAAGAGCCGTTAACAGGCACAGCAACCGCCTCGTTAGCGGGTGTCTCTATTGTAGGTCTCTATTCAGGTATGGACGCAGGCGTTGTTATCGGTGCGTTCGCAGGGGCGGTGATATTTGTATTGTCCGCTCATGATATCCGGCTGTTAAAGCGATGGGCATATTTCACGGTTGCATTTGCTATCGGGATATTAGGCGCTGATTTCATGTCGTCACTGCTGAGTGGCATTGTCGGAGATAGAGAAGTCGATCGCTCTGTTGGTGCAATGTTCTCATCGGCTGGTTTGGTTGGTGTGTTGGTAACAATATCTAAACCTGGTGCTCTCACCGACAGTATTAACAACGTTATTAACAACCTGATAGATAAATTCAGAGGAGGTGGAAGATGACCATCTCAATGTTTTGGATTTACGTCAATTTTTTCTCATGCTTATTCGCTGTTATTCGCCTTGTTAACTATGAGCGTAACGGCGCTAAATACAAATTCTTTCCGTCACTTATAGCATGGGTTCTCATTGTTATGCTGGGTTCTATCCCACTACGCATATTAACGAATGACTACGCCCATGCAGATCCATTTGAAGTCGGAATCAATATCACGCTATGCGCGCTAATAATTCTTAGTCGTGGGAATGTGATGCAAATATTTAGAGGGGTTAGTAAAAATGACACTCGGTGAGAAGCAACGAAAGTTCACTCGCATGATTGCGGACTTAATTATCTTTGCCTACGACAACGGCTATGAGCTGACGTTTTCAGAAGCATACCGAACACCTGAGCAAGCACAGTTAAATGCCAAGTCAGGTGCGGGTATTAAAAACAGCTTACATACACAACGCCTAGCCGTGGATTTCAACCTATTTAAAGACGGTAAATATCTAACAGCATCAAGTGACCATAAATTACTTGGCGAATACTGGGAGTCTATCGGCGGTACGTGGGGCGGTCGATTCAATGACGGCAATCACTACTCGTTAGAGCACAATGGCGTTAAGTGATATGAAAGCGATCATCTGGAAAGGTTTCTCTTGGGTGATGGAGAATATGACTGTTGTTGGGATGGTTATTTTTGTTGTCATGTTTCTTACTGAAAGTATAAAAAATACTGCTCTGGAACATGATAATAAATCACTCACTGAGCAACTCTCACAACAAGTCGAAATCAACAAAGACTATCAAGCCCGTATCACTCGATTAAACCAACTCGATATTAAATACACTCAGGAGTTAGCCAGTGCAAAGAATGAAATCAACACTCTTCGTGATGCTGTTAACTCTGGTAATAAGCGGGTGTATGTCAAAGCAGAGTGTCCAGCAGTCACCAAGAATTCAACCGAAAGCGGAAGCGATGAAGCCACCGCACGACTTAACAAAGCAGTTGAACAAGATTATTTACGTCTCAGAGAAATGATAGTCGAGAACGAACAGCAAACTTTGTATTTGCAGAATTACATTAACACTGAATGCCTCGCTCAATAGCGGGGCTTTTTAATGGAGAAATATCATGGCAGCACAAGGTTTCGATAACCCAACTCAATTCCGTGAAGAATTGGATAAAAGCATTCCCAAAGAATAACCCCGACAAGGTTAGATAAATCGTTTATCCATTAAGGAGAGTGATCACTATCTTGACTGCTAGGAACAGACTAGAAGCGACCTGATTAACGTAGTGATACGTGATGATGGTTGCGATTAACTTCACACAGGAACATCAAATGACAGAAATTACAGCACAGAATCAAATGCGCTTAGAGCTATTACGGTTAGTTGGCAATGATACCGCGGCGGCTCAAGCAGCTATCGAGTTCGTAAAAGACGACGCTCTCAAGTTTGAGTTATTCAAAGACGCATATAAGCAGTGCCAGACTGAAAGTGAGTTTGTATCACGAGCACAGAAAGCGGCACGAGAAGCTCAAGAAGCACTAGACCTATTCACATAGGAGTTAACAGTGATATATCCATGGCCCGTATTTTCGGACGGTGAAAAATTAGTATCCGGCCAAAAAATTACTTCTATTAAAAATAGAATCCTGAGTAATGATGTTTATATCGAATTACTTAATGTGCCTGAATTGGTTTACGTCACATTTGAATTTCTTAAGCGCACACAATTACAGGTCGGTTGGTTTTATTTTAGAGATGAATCTGGCCAAGACTTCGCAATTCCAGAAAGTGAATTCTTGGCTAAGTTCAAACCTGTTGCAGGTGGTAATGGCGCCAAAGGAGATAAGGGCGATAAAGGTGATTCTGGTAAAGATGGCGTTAATGGTAAAAACGGAGTTGATGGCGTGGGTATTAAAACTATCACTGCGTCACAGGAAGGCGGTGTTGTTACTTTAACCATTGAAATGACCGACGGAACACAACAAACGCCTAGCTTCACATTACCATCAGCTTAGTTAATTACACAGCTCATTTACGAGTGGGCTGGATAATTGATTAAAGGGGGATATATGAAATTACATAAAAAAGTAAAAGTCCCCATATATGGACTTAATATTCATATCTGCGCTACTGAGGATGTTGCAGGCAGTATCTATGGTTCGGGCATACATACCCCATCAAATATGGGGCAGGTTGTTCAGATTGAAAATACAAAAACTGGCGAGATGATAATCCTCATTAGCTTTAAAGATGTCGATTGTTTTAATGCCGACACTATATCTCATGAGTCAGTGCATGCCGCATGGAAGGTGTTAGAAATAGTTGGTATTAAAGTAGACTATGAAAATCATGAGGCGTTGGCGTATCTAACTGGTTGGATTAGTAATGAGATAAATAAGTTTTATTGCAAAATTAGTGCTAATGATTAGGTGGATATATGGCAGCACCAAAAGGAAATAGATTCTGGGAGGCTAGAAGTAGTCACGGAAGAAAACCCATATTCGAGTCTCCTGATGATTTATGGAACGCTTGTTGTGAATACTTCGAGTGGGTTGAAGATAATCCACTGTATGAAACTAAGGCGTTTGCATTCCAAGGGGCAGTGACTAAAGAAACATTGCCTAAAATGCGAGCTATGACGCTATCAGGGCTTTGTTTGTTCTTGGATATACATGAGGACACATGGCGACTGTATCGAGCCAGAGAAGATTTTATCGAGGTCACTACGCGAGCTGAGAAAGTTATCTACGATCAGAAATTCTCAGGCGCAGCCGCTGACTTGCTGAATGCAAATATTATTGCTCGTGATTTAGGTCTCAAAGACAGACAAGAGGTCGAGGATGTAACTCCAGATAAGGGAGACCGTGACAAGCGACGCTCTCGAATTAAGGAGTTATTCAACCGTGGAAAATCTGGATCAGATACTTGATAACCTGAGCGACGACGAACAACACGAATTGCTTGAGTTATTGGAAGAAGAAGAAGAGTACAGGAAAACACACCGCTTATTTGAATACTCTCCCTATGACAAGCAAAGAGAATTTATTGAGGCAGGTGGTAATTATTTCGAGCGTTGCTTTATGGCTGGTAACCAATTGGGTAAGTCATATACAGGTGGTGCCGAGGTTGCATTTCACTTAACCGGAAGATATCCAGGCACTAAAGGTTACCCTGAAGATGGTGCTTGGAAAGGAGAGTGGAAAGGTAAGCGGTTTCTTGAGCCTAATGTGTGGTGGGTTGGCGGTGAAACCAACGAAACAGTAACCAAAACAACTCAGCGTATCTTGTGTGGTCGCGTGGAGGAAACAGGTGAAATAGGTTATGGATCAATTCCAAAAGAGGATGTTATTAGCTGGAAGAAATCACCATTTTATCCAAATCTTGTAGATCACATACTTATCCGGCATCGCAATGCTGAAGGCGTGGAAGATGGGATGTCAATCTGCTACTTCAAACCTTACTCGCAAGGGCGCGCTAGATGGCAGGGTGACACAATACATGGCGTGTGGTTCGATGAGGAACCGCCATATTCCATTTACGCTGAAGGACTCACCCGCACCAACAAATACGGTCAGTTTTCAATTCTAACATTCACCCCTTTAATGGGTATGTCCACGGTAGTAGAGAAGTTTCTCAAGAATCCATCTAAAGCTCAGAAAGTGGTCAATATGACTATCTATGATGCTGATCACTACACCGAGGAAGAGAAAGAACGGATTGTTGCTTCATATCCTGAACATGAAAGAGAGGCTCGTGCTCGTGGTATTCCAACAATGGGTAGTGGTCGAATTTACCAAATACCTGAAGAGTCTATTAAGTGCCAGCCTTTCGAATGTCCTGAACATTTTTACATTATCGATGGTCAGGATTTTGGCTGGAATCACCCACAGGCTCATATCCAGTTGTGGTGGGATAAAGATGAGGATGTTTTTTATCTTGCTAGAGTGTGGAAAAAGTCGGAAAACACAGCAGTTCAAGCGTGGGGTGCTGTTAAGTCATGGGCTAATAAAGTTCCTGTGGCATGGCCTCATGATGGTCATCAGCACGAGAAAGGCGGTGGTGAGCAACTAAAAACTCAGTATGCGGATGCTGGCTTCTTAATGCTGAAGGAGCACGCAACATTTGCAGAGGGTGGCAACTCAGTAGAGTCCGGTATTAATGAATTACGTGATCTGATGCTTGATAACAGATTTAGAGTATTTAATACCTGTGAGCCATTCTTTGAAGAGTTCAGACTATATCACCGTGACGAAAACGGGAAGATAGTCAAAACAAACGATGATGTGCTTGATGCTGTTCGCTATGCCTACATGATGAGGCGCTTCGCTAAGCAGTTGCGTGATATCAAAAAGCCTAAAGAAAAGAGAATTCCCGCCCCAATTAGACCTATTAGGAGATAGAGATGGTCGATAGAAACGAGCGGCTTGAGAAAATACTTCGCAAATTCGACCTCGATTACTCTGCATCTGAAAATGCCAGAACGGAGGCGAGAAACGATTTATTCTTTAGTCGCGTTAGTCAGTGGGACGACTGGCTGGAAAACTATGTCACATTGCAATATCGAGGTCAGTTTGACGTAGTGCGCCCAATGGTTCGTAAGCTCGTTGCTGAGATGCGTAAAAACCCTATTGAGGTTCAGTATCGACCGAAGGATAACGCGCCAGCCGATGCCGCTGATATTCTTATGGGCATGTATCGAACTGACATGCGAAACAATAGCTCAAAGATTGCCGTTAACGTGGCAGTGAGAGAGCAAATCGAATGTGGTTACGGTGCTTGGCGTTTAGTTACTGAGTACGAGGACGATAACCCAACCAGTAATAATCAGATTATCCGACGCGTTCCAATGCATGAGTCTTGTACTCACGTTATATGGGATTGCAACGCCAAGGCAATGGATAAGTCTGACGCTAAGAATTGCACGATCATTCACGCAATGAATATTAATGGATGGGAAGAATTCGTAGAACAGTACGGGTTAGATCCTAGCATTCAACCATCATTCCAATCACCGAACAATGACTTACTTTTCACTTGGTCGAATGGAAAGACAATTCATGTTGCTGAGTATTACGAAGTTGAGGAAAAGAGGGAGTTAGTATTTGTCTATCGTGACCCGCTAACTAACGATCTTCAAACGTATTCAGCAAAAGAAGCTAAAGAAAAGATTGATGAATTGGCTGATGCTGGTTATGAAAAAGTAGGTGAGCGTAAAGTTAAGAAGCGCAGAGTCTATAAGTCAATCATCACTAGCACTGGTATTTTGAAAGATAGAATGCCGATAGCTGGCGAGCACATACCAATTGTTCCTGTGTATGGTGAGTGGTCATTCTTTGATGATAACGAACTGTATGAGGGGGTTGTAAGGTTATCTAAAGACGCCCAAAGGTTGCGTAACTTTATCTTATCCAAGTCTGCCGATACCGCTGCTAAGTCACCTAAGAAGAAACCTTTCTTTTTCCCTGAGCAGATAGCAGGGTATGAACACATGTTTAGCGGTGAGGACGATTACCCTTACTATCTACTCAACCGTACTGATGAAAATAATAATGACCTACCTCCATCTCCCGTTGCATATATGGAGAATGCCGAGGTTTCACAGGCTGATGCATTACTCCTAGAGGTTGCAACGGAAGCGGCTAAATCAACTGCTCGTGTCGGTGTCGATACTGAGGCGGCTAATAGTCAAGTGGCGTTTGACACCGTCAATCAACTAAATAGTCGCATCGACCTAGAAACATACGTGTTTCAGGACAACCTAGCTATCGCAATGCGCCGTGATGGTGAAATTTACGCATCAATTGCGGCTGAGATATACGACACCAATCGAACAGTAACAACAACTGCTGAAGATGGAGGTGAGAATCAGGTTGAGCTAATGCAGGAAGAGTTAGACTTCCGCAAAGGTGAGATGATTGTTCGCAATGATATCCGAGGCAAGTACGAAACATTCACTGATGTAGGGCCATCTTTCCAATCGCAGAAAGATGCCGCTAGAGCCGAGATAGGCGAGCTTATTACCAAGGTTCCAGTAGAGCATCCAATGTGGAATGTCATGATGCTGACATATGCAAATATGATGGAAGGTAAAGGGGTCGAATACATCAGAGATTACGCCAACAAGGAATTGATTGTTAATGGCTTGAAGAAACCAGAGACCGAGGAAGAACAACAATGGTTGATGGAAGCTCAGCAAGCAGCACAAGGCAATCAAGATCCAATGATGGTAGCAGCACAAGCCGAGCAGAAGAAAGCTGAAGCCGAACTGGTTAACGCACAGAATCGCATGGCTGAAACACAAATCAAAGCATTTACCGCTCAGAATAATGCGCTTGAATCACAGGCCAACACTACATTGACCTTAGCTAAGGCTGAGGACTTGAAGCAAGGCGCAGTGATGCAAGCAATTAAACTTCTGAACGAGGTTGCACAACAGCAACAACAAAATATTCCTACCGACAATAACGTCGAGAAAAATCCTCAATCCATGTAAGAGAGTTAAATATCATGAGTACAACCACCGAAATTCAGAATAACTCTGAAGAATTAAACCTGTCCGACGATCAGGCGGCGGCATCCGTAGAAAGTCAGTCTGCTGAAAATGCCAACTCAGCAGCAGGACAGGAGGAAGGATTCGAGATTGTCCTGAAAGACGATGAGAAACCACAGGAAGTAAAGCCAAGCAATAATGCTATCCAAGCAGCGAAACGCATCGCTCGTAAACGCCAGCGAGAAATTGAGCAACAGATAGCAGCAATTGAAAATGGCGAACTTCCTGAAAACTTGCGGGTAAATCCTGAGCTACCAGAAATGCCTAAGCTGGATGATTTTTTATCTGATGAGGCACTCGGTAAATATGACTATGACACACATAAGGCTAACGCTGCTTTTCAGGCTGAGTTGCTGAAATGGCAAAACAAGGCTTTGGATGCAAGAAGTAAAGCTGTAGCGGATCAGGGTCGTAAAACTCAGGAATACACACAGCAAGGTCAACAAATCGCTAATGCAATCAAGGCTCATTATGATGCGGCTGAGAAGTTAAACTTGCCTGACTATCAGGAAAAGGAAGATTCAGCGTTGCAAGTATTACCTCAAGGTGTTTATGAGGGTATCGCGCAGAACTTTCCCGAAAAATCAGCCGCTATCATTTACTACCTAGGTGCAAACCCTGAAAAAGCGCAAGAATTGTTTAGCAAAAACCCTGTTCAGGTCACTATCGAATTAACTCGATTAGCTGATCGTTTAACTCTCAAGCCTCGCGGTACACAACGTTCATCTGCACCACCTGCTGACGAACCTATTAGCGGTGATATTACAGCGGCAAATGTCGCGGCATTACAAAAGCAAATGGATGATGCAGCAAGTAAAGGTGATGTTCAAAAGTACCGCGCTATCAAGGCTAAATTACAAGGAATAAAATAATGGCTTTAAATGAAGGTCAAATCATCACCTATATGGTGGATGAAGTAGTAAACACTATCGAAAATAATTGTCCAATGGCTCAGCGTGTAGGTAAATATACGCCGCCTGCTGGCGATATGCAGCGCTCTCAAAATACTGTCTGGATGCCAGTAGAGCAAGAAGCCCCTACTCAAAAGGGTTGGGATTTAACCAATAAAGCGACAGGTATCTTGGAACTCTCTGTCAAATGCAACATGGGCGTTCCAGATAATGACTTCTTTGGTTTACGTGCTGATGATGTTCGTGATGAAACGTCGTTACGTCGTCGTATTCGTGCATCAGGCCTTAAGCTGGCAAATAACGTCGAAACATCCATTGCTAAACAGGCAGCTGAAACTGCCTCACTGGTTATTGCTGATGCGGGTGATCTATCTAACGGAGCAGATTCTTGGGGTTTTGTATCTCTGGCTGAATCTCTTATCTTCTCTCGTGAGTTAAACCGCAATGAAGGGTTGAGTTACTTCTTTAACCCTGATGATTATCTCAAAGCTGGTTATAACTTGGTGGGTAAAGATTTATATGGACGAATTCAAGAGGAAGCATACAAATCAGGAACCATTCAAAAGCAAATTGCAGGTTTTGAAAATGTTCTTCGCTCGCCTAAGCTTCCAACTTTAACCGCTGGAACAGCAACGGGTGTTACTGTCGATGGTGCTCAGAAGTTCAAACCTGAGGCGTGGAAAGAAGATGTTGACGGCAACCGTGAGAACGTTGATAACCGCACAGCAGTAGTTAAAGTTAGCGATGGTTCTGCATTTAAACGCGGTGATAAGATCAGCTTTGCTGGTGTTAAGTTCATCTCGCAAATGGCGAAAGACTTGCTGACTCAGGATGCAACATTTGCTGTTGTTGGTGTTGAAGGTAATAACATTACCATTATGCCTAAGCCAATTGCACTTGATGATGCAGATTTAAAACCAGAACAACGCGCATATGCCAACGTGAATACATCTCTTGCAAATGGCGCGGCAATTAATGTCCTTAACGTGAAAACGTCTAAGACAAACATCTTCTGGGCTGATGATTCAATTACTCTGCTATCTCAACCTATCCCGCTTAACCATGCGCTGTTTAGTGGCATGAAGACAGAGGCATTTAACATTCCTTCTGTTGGTTTAAATGGCGTTGTTGCATATCAGGGTGATATCTCAACACTGGAAGGTAAATGTCGTATTGCGGTTTGGTATTCTGCATGCACCAAACGACCTGAAGCAGTTGGTGTTGGGCTGACTGGTCAAAAATAAATCCTCGTTGTTATTCGGGAGCTTCGGCTCCCTTTTTTATTGGAGATGACAATGAAAACGATGCTTTATAAAGCTAATGGTGATGTGAAAGTTTGGGGTATGAACCTTCAGATTGTCACTGTTAACGATGATGAAATTGAAGATTATCTAAATGATGGTTGGCATAAAAACCCAAATGATACACAGGAACTGCCAGAACCAGAAAAGAAACCCGCTACCAAGAAAAAGGCGGTGAAAGATGCAGATCACAACGAAGGGTGAGTTAGTTGTAGCGGCGTTACGTAAATTAGGCGTTGCTTCCGATGCTACATTAACCGATATCGAGCCTCAGTCATTAGAAGATGGCGTGGTTGATTTAGAATCAATGATGCACGAATGGTTTGAAGATGGTGCAGGAATTCATACTGGCTATAAGTTCGCTGATGAAGACACTCCTATCGATCAAGGTGATGAACACGGGTTAAACAAGCAAGCCATCAACGCAGTTATCTACAACCTAGCTACTCGTATCGCTCCCGATTATCAAATTGCGCCGCTTGATAAGGTTATTACAACTGCTAGATACGGCAAAGAAAGACTTATGCGAAGCTGTGCGTTAAAGAGAGCTAAAAATGCCAGATCTCATCATCCAGATGGTTTCCCTATTGGCTCAGGTAATCGATTATTAACGATGACTGGTCAGCGATACTTCCACAGGAGAAAACCAAATGCCAAGGATCCAGATACCTCTTGCTAGAGGTTTGCGAAAAGACCCGCACACAGCAGATTACATTGACGGTCTTCCGGTTAATATGTTGGCCACACCGAAAGAAGTATTGAATGCGTCCGGTTATTTGCGTTCGTTCCCTGCATTAGAAAAGCGTCATAGTGTTGATGGTGTATCTCGTGGTGTTCAGTACAACACGAAAAACAACACGGTCTATCGAGTGTGTGGTAATAAGCTTTATCGTGGACAGAATGCCATTGCTGACATTCAAGGTAAAGACAGGGTGACTATGGCTCACTCTGGTTACAGTCAAGCTGTGGCGTCAGGAGGTAAATTAAAACTCTATCGCTATGACGGTGAAGTTAAGGAATTAACTAACTGGCCTGAAGAAAAAGTAATTACCGAAGGTTATAAACGTGACGTTAAAAAATGGGCACACAAAGACGGTAATGATGATTTTGTACCGCTCACAAAGAATGATCTTGATGGGTTCTTAACGTTAAAAATCACGCCTAAAACTTCTGATGGTAAAACCGGTAATGAGATGCTTATCACTGAGCAAATGGTAGGCGTTAAATTATCTCAGCAGGAAGAAGATGATAAGCCTTATCTTACTGATGTTCTGGTAGAAGGTGTTAAGCGCGCAGGTGGTAAAATTACAGTCACGTATAAAATGAACCTTGCCAAATCTAGCGAGCAAACAGCAAAAGACGTTACTGAATTTATAATGACGCAAGAGGTGCTAGAGGTAGTCGAAAAATATACTCAATACGAATTAGGTGATGTTGTTGATGTCGCTCGTAATCGTGGTCGTTATATTTGGCTACAGAAAGGCGGTGAAAGGTTCGGTGTTACTGATTTAGATGATGAGTCTAAACCTGATCGCTATCGTCCGTTCTACACTGCTGAATCACAGCCTGACGGCATAATCGCCATTGCCTCTTGGCGTGATATGGTGCTTTGCTTTGGTTCGTCAACTATCGAATACTTTACCATTACCGGATCAACAAACGCGTCACAAGTAATATATGCGCCACAACCATCTTATTTTGTTCAGATGGGTGTTGCTGGTCGTGATGCTAAGTGTAAGTTTGGAGAATCATTCGCATTCATCAGTAACCCTGCAAACGGCGCGCCTTCTATTTATATTCTTGGTGCTGGAACGGCTAGCCAAATTTCCACAGCAAGTATTGATAAGATCATTCGTAGCTATACGTCAGACGAGTTATCACATGCGGTTCTTGAGTCTATTCGATTTGATGGTCATGAGTTACTCATTGTTCACTTACAGCGTCACACGCTTTGCTTTGACGCAGCAGGAAGCCAGCAATATCCGCAGTGGTGCATTCTAAAGTCTGGACTGTATGACGAAACCTATCGTGCAATTGATTTTATGTATGAAGGTAATCAGATCACAGTTGCAGATAAAAGCGATGGTGTTGTTGGAAATCTTACCTTCAATAAGTCATCTCAGTATGACAAGCAAGTAGAGCATATTTTATATACTCCTATGGCTAAAGCCGATAACGCAAGGGTGTTTGATTTAGAGCTTGAGGCATCAACAGGCGTTGCTCAGATTGCAGATAAGTTATTTCTCTCTGCAACGACTGATGGCATTAACTTTGGTCGTGAGCAAATGATTGAACAAAACTCTCCTTTCCAATATGACCGCCGTGTTCTATGGCGACGAGTAGGAAGAGTGAGAAAGAACATAGGGTTTAAGGTTCGTGTTATCACTAAGTCTCCTGTAACACTGAGCGATCTATCGATGAGGGTTGAATGATGGCAAGTGAAGACCTTTCTAAACCCATAGAAATTCAAGCCACTTATATTGTTCCAGATATCCTACCGACTAACTTTAGTGAAACGTATCGACGAATAGTGCTTAGCGGTGCCGATGATATGGCAAAGGTGGCTGGTCGTGCAAATGAGGCTGGCGCTGAAGCTTTTGATGCTCAAAAGAGGAATGATGAGCAAGATGCTGTTCTTGAAGATCATGAGGAAAGGCTTGGTGAAGCCGAACAAATAATTGTTGAGCATGGTATTCAGCTAGCAAATCATGAAGAACGAATCACAAAAACAGAAGAGGATTTATCTAAGTTAGAGGTGAGAGTCCTTAACGTTGAGCAGGACGTTGATGGGCTAAAAATAAAGATACAAGACCTTGATGGTCAAATATCTGAAATCAAAGTTGATTACGTTTCTCTCAGTAAAACAGAAAAACAGAAGCTTTTATCTCCTATCGATGTTTCAACGTCCTACTCAGTAAACGGAACTAAAGTTGTCGGCACTCGCGTTACTGGCTTTACATCGGCAACAGGTACATCACTTAAGGGTTCGTTTAACGCTAACCAGTCCTATTCATTCAGTGCCGATTACACTCGTTCAGAAGTGCAAACCCTAGCAAATGGGTTAATTGAGGCTAGGCAGAGAATCAAGGCGCTCGAAGATGCACTTCGCTCACACGGATTAATAGACTAATGGAAATTAAAATTATTGATAATCCTATTCGACTATCTGAGTTTTTAAATGATAAGTCGAACACGGGAAATATCGTTGATAGCAATGATCAGTATTTCATTAAACCTGATGCGCTTTACTTGGGTATTTATGAAGGAGCTCTATTGGTTGGTGTTTTCGATGTGCGTAATTTTTGGCATACAGTTGTTGAATGTCACGCCATATTTGATGCTGGATTTCGTGGTAAGTACGCCTTTGATGCACACAAGCTATTCTGCAAGTGGTTACTTGAAAATAGTCAATTCACTAACTCAGTAACTATGGTTCCTGATACCACAAAATATGGTCGTGTTATTGTGAAAATGCTTGGCGCTACTCGTGTCGGTCATTTAGATGATGCGTATATCAGTAATGGCAAACCAGTAGGTGTCACCATTTATCAACTAAAACGCGAACAGTACGAGGAGTTATTAAAATGTTGATTATTTCAGAGAGATTCAGAAGTTCACTGCTACCCATGCATGGATATATGAAAGGTGGCGGTGACGGTGGCGCAGGAGCTCAAGCCGATGCAACCAGAGAGGCTACAGCGTTACAGCGTGAAATATGGCAGACAACCATGAATAACTTGGCGCCTTTTACACCTATGGCGCAACAGTACGTTGGACAAATGCAAAATCTGTCAACATTAGAGGGGCAAGGAAATGCACTAAACCAATACTACAATTCTCAACAGTTTAATGATTTAGCAAGTCAAGCCAGATACCAGCAGTTAGCAGGTGCAGAAGCTATGGGCGGACTTGGTTCTACTGCTACAAGCAATCAACTCGCTTCTATTGCGCCAATGTTAGGACAAAGCTGGCTTTCTGATCAAATGAACAACTATCAGAATCTGGCGAATATAGGTCTAGGCGCATTACAAGGTCAGGCAAACGCAGGTCAGAGTTACGCCAATAATACAGGTCAGTTACTACAACAAAATGCGGCAGCTCAGGCGGCGACAGCGAATAGACCGTCTGGTATGCAGCAAGCAATAACTGGTGGACTTGGTGGTGCTACTGCCGGAATGGCTATTGGTGGTCCATGGGGCGCTGCAATAGGTGGTGGTCTTGGTGTTCTTGGTTCATTATTTTAAGGTGATGATATGGCTACATGGAACCAGCAAGGGTCAGGGGGATTTCTTGGCGGTATTGGTTTAAATAATACTAATGCCCCCAAAGCAAGTGACGCAAACGCAACTCTTGCTATGATCCGAGAAAATAATGACATACAAAGGTCTGGAGCTAATAACATCGGTTTGCAGTTAGCCCAAGGGCTTGGTGGGCTTGGTGAAATGTACAAGCAACAGCAAGCTCAGGAGAGGGATAAGGAATTCCAATCTTTGTGGGGTAAGGCGTACGCATCTGGAGATAGAGACGCTATGAGACAGTTAATGGCTACATATCCAGATCAGGCTGAGAAAATAACCTCAGGTATGCAGGGAATATCAGAGGACGTCAGGGAATCTTTAGGAAACATAGCATCTGGCTACCGGATGGCTATTAATAGTGGTAATGCCACTGATTATATCCGTAAAAACGCTGATGAGTTAAGACGATTAGGTATTGACCCTCAGCAGGCTCTGGCTATGGCAAATGAAAACCCCAAAGGGGCTATAGAGTTAGCTGACCATATCGGCATGTCTGCATTAGGCCCTGATAAGTATTTTGATATTCAGGATAAAATCGAAGGTCGTTCTATTGATAGAGATAAACTTTCCGAGACAGTCCGTAGCAATCAAGCCAGTGAAGCGTTAACAAGAGAAGGTCATCAAATACAAATTAGAGGGCAAAATATCTCCGCTCAAAACTCTATTAGATCTGCTAACTCTTCAGGAAGTAAGCCTGCATCTGTGCAAGAGTACGAGTACATGGTATCTCTTACCCCTGAGCAACGTAAGCAGTTTTTAGCGTTAAAAGGTAGGGGAGAGAGTGAATTACAACAGGCTCAGTTATCCAATGGGCAAACTGTAATGATTGACCCTAAAGCTCAAGGCGCAGGAGATTCTAAGTATTACAAGGGTTTCGACGCTAACGGTAATGTAGTCACCATTCCTGTCAATGCTTTATCAAGTGTGTCGTCTACAGCAAATAATGCATCAACCACACGCATGAATGAGGATTTATCTTTAATCGCAAATGCGCCTATATCTCAATTAAATGCTATCACTGGTATTACTGGAGGGACAGGAACAACGCCTATAACAGCTGACGCAGGAACTAGGACAGTAAATAGAGAGGCAAGATCTTTATATAATGCAGCTCAGCGTATACAAGGTAATATGCAAAATCAAGGTATTAGCGCAGCTAGAGAAATGGGTGCTAGTGGGATTAATACGGTTGCAGAAGCAAAAATGTTCTTCCAGTCAATGCCACAGCTTGATTATTCCAGCCCTGAAGCATTGCAGAATTCAGTGAAAATAATTGACCAATACACGAAGGCATTTAATTCAAGGAATAACGCCAATCTAGGTGCACCATCAAGCAAGCAAGCAACACAGCAACCGGCTAGCAGTAACCAAAGCGGATATTCTTCATTATGGGGTGATTAATGGCTAAACCATGGAAAGAGGTGATCGCATCACCTCAGTACCAGTCACTATCTAGCGAACAAAAAGCAGAAGCGCAAGAGCAATATTTTAATGATGTGGTCGCTCCTAATGTTGGTAATGATATAGATAATGCAAGACAACAGTTTTATAAGGCATATCCACTCCCTCAACCTCAGCAAGAGCAAGAAACCCAACCAGCACAGCCAGAAAATAGTTATATCGCGGGCATGAAGCAAGCCAATCAGAATCTTTCTCAAGGGTTACAGCAATCGTCTGAGGACGCCAAAAGTTTCCGTGAAAACGTAATAGATGCCTTTACTGGTGAAAGCAAGATGACTCCTGAAGTCCAAGGGCTAGAGGGGATCATGTCTTCGCCAGAAATGAATGCATTTAATACTGACGCAATGAAAGCGGCTTGGGTGCAAATGTTCGGCAACGACAACGACTTTGTAAAAGTGATCGGGAATATGGGAGGTAAGGTATCTCAAGATGAAAAGGGGAACCTATTAGTTGACTTACCATCTGGCCGATATGCATTAAATAAGCCTGGCCTATCAGCTGAAGATATCATGCCGTTTATCGCGAACGCGGCAGCATTCACTCCAGCAGGGAGAGCATCAACTGTATTAGGTGCTACCGCGAAATCAGCAGGTACAGACTTGGCTCTACAATCGTCCGTTAATATGGCGGGCGGTGGTGATATTAACCCGCTACAAACAGCATTATCAGCAGGACTGGGAGGTGGATTTAAAGCGGCGGAGAAGCTTGTTAATAGTGGTTATCGGGTGGCAACCGGTAAGCCAACTCAAGAGGCATCTGAGCTGTCAGAATTCGCTAAGCAGAATAATGTCCCTTTATACACGACTGATGTTGTACCTCCACAATCAAAAACTGGAAGACTGGCTCAAGGAGCTGCTGAAAACATTCCTTTTGCTGGTACGGCAGGTTTGCGATCAAATCAACAAGAGGCTAGGAGTAAACTTGTTCGTGATTTTGCTGACAGGTTTGGTGAGTACGATCCTAGCCAAGTTGTTGAGAGTTTGAAGCGAAAAACATCAACAATAAAACAGGCGGCTGGTGAAAGGCTGGAATCAATCCAGAATGCGCTATCTGGTGTGCCTATCACTCCTAACCGAGCAATAAATCAGATTGATAGCGAAATAGCTAAATTATCTAAACTTGGTCAAGTTGCTGATACACAGACCATCTCAAAATTGCAGTCTTACAGGAATGAGCTTGCATCTGGTAACGTTGATATTTCTCAACTAAGAGACTTAAGGACTCAATTTAGACAAGACGTTAAGGGTGAAAGAATGGCTATGCCTAATCGCTCTGACGCTGCGATAAATAGAGTTTATAAAGCCATGTCTGATGACGCTAGTGATGCAATATCATCAAACTTAGGCGCTGATGCTTTACGCAAATATAACCAAGCTAATGCTATCTATGCAGATGAAGCAAATAAAATATTAAATACTCGATTGAAGAATATCTTAACCAAAGGTGATTTAACGCCAGAGGTGGTTAATAATATTTTATTTAGCAAAAACAAATCTGAAATTAGGAGCTTGTATAGCTCAGTTGACACCCGAGGTCGTGCTCAAATGAGGAATGCCATTATTGGTAAAGCAATTGAGAAAGCTGGTGATTCTCCCGATCAGTTCTTGAGGCAACTAAATATTATGTCAAACCAAACTGGAATAGCATTTAGAGGTCAAGAAGCTATTTATATAAATGGGTTGAAGAAGTATTTAGAAGCTACACGTCAAGCATCAAAAGCTGGTGTCACAACGCCAACTGGTCAGCAAGCAATCCCCTTCATACTTGGTTTAGGTGCGGCAATAAAACCATCAACGGCAATTGGCGCTGGAACTTATGGCGCACTAGCTCGCATTTATGAAAGTAAACCAGTTAGAGAGGCTGTAATGAGATTGGCAGGAACGCCAGCAGGAACAAGTAAGTTTGAAAAGGCCGTCTCTACAATTTCACAAAGTTTAAGCGCTGGAACGCAAGCAGAATCACGAGAGTAATCACTGCATATATCTATCCATTGCAATATAATACAAATAATAATTTTTATTTACGTTGGTATTGTGATGAATAGAAGGCAATTAATATCTAAATTATTTACAGGGTCTTTAGCTTCTCTGTTTGGAGCTAAAGCATTCGGTTATTTAAAGGAAAAAGAAATGATTCCAAATGTTGTCGTCAGCATGCCATCGCAATTATTCACTCTCGCAAGGAAATTCCAAGCAGTGAGTAATGGTAAGATTTTTATTGGTAAAATTGATACCGATCCAACATTACCAGAAAACCAAATTCAGGTTTATTTGGAAAATGAAGATGGTTCTCACATTCCAGTTCCTCAGCCTTTGATTATCAATCAGGCTGGCTTCCCTGTTTATAACGGTCAACTTGCTAAGTTTGTGACAGTTGAAGGTCATAGCATGGCTGTGTATGACAGTTATGGAGCGCAGCAATTCTATTACCCTAACGTATTAAAATATGACCCTGATCAGTTTGAAAAAAGACTATCATCAGCTGATGGACTATCTTATATCGGCTCAACTAACTACGACGGCGTGAGAAAATACAAAGGAAACAATAATAAAATAAATATTTTTGGTGTTGAGAATATTTTTGATGGTGGTTCTGGGGTTTATCTGTTAGATGAAAGTGACAATGCATCAATTGATGATGGTGGCACTGTAATTATTGATGCTTTAAATAGACGATGGAAGCGCCAGTATTTAGGGAAAGTAAAAGTAGAGTGGTTTGGAGCAAAAGCAGATGGAATAACAGATAGTACAGTTGCAATTCAAAGCGCCATCAATAATCAGATGAAATCGCCTGTTGAGATGTCCAGAGGTGAGTATTGTATTTCTGACACCATTGTGATTAAAGATTTCAAATCGCTAGAAGGGGTGAATGATGCAATTGAAGGCTGGTCAGAGATGTCATCAGGAACTGTCATTAAATGGGTTGGGAATACTGAAGCTAGAAAAACAATGGTACTGCTGGGGAATAATGATGTGGGACAAGAACCATTAATTGGTGCCCCAGCCGTTTGCATGAAAAATATATTTCTAAATGGAGCGAATAAGATAGGATTTTTGGTTTATGGAACTTATCTAACGAGAGATTCCATTGTTAATAATATCGGTGGTGAAGGCAGCACGGAATATAATTTTTATTTCGCAAAATCTTGGTATGCAACATACACAAGAATAACGAGCAAATCATGTAAAAATAATGGCATAGCATTTGGGATGCCGCTGATTTACTCTGATAATAGTAGAGTAAGCTGGACTTCAGGCGCTCCACTTGAAATGAATAGATGTAAAATTGACAATATTCGTTCACATAGTGCTGGTCAAATATATTCAGTTGATAATCCAAATACATACAATCCCAAAAATGAAGCAATGAGAATGACTGGTTATGGGATCGGCGCTGGGGTCGGCAATAGTTTTACATTGACGAACTTTTTATCTGAAAAATCAGGTGGAGTTAACTTGTATTATTACACAGAGACTCAGCCAGTGAAGGTTGTTTCTGGTGGATATTTAGAGGGTTCATGCATTAACTCTGGTTTAGATCCCGCGACAACTCTGCCAAATATTATTATCGATATTTCCATTGGTAAAAACACTCAAGGTGGAAATGTTATTTCTGATGTATTTTGCAATTATAGTTCTGGAGGGATTTATACGGTTAGCCGAGGAAATGGAACAAAATTAATAACATTAAGAAACCTACATCAACCAAGATTTTTAAAGGATATTGATGGTGTTGTTGATTTGGATAACCCTGATCATCCGCTTAACTTTATACATTTGCGCAATGTTTATTATCAATTGAGTTATTTTAATTTAATAGGTCGGTCTGTTGCGTGGATTCAAAGTAACATTAATATAAAAAATACATGGTCATACCTTGTTCCCTGCTCTGATACCAGTGATCATTTTAATGTGTTTTTTAGAAATAACTCACAAACTTGGAATAAGTCTGGCTCAATAACATTTATTAGGCCTGATGGCTACTCATTTAGTAGCAGTTATCCTGAATCAGCAGCTCAAGGTGAGTGGGTTTTTCTTCGTAGAATTAATAATGTAGAGAAAATTATGAAAGGCGGAGTTATTGGTGACAAAGATCAAATGATAGATATAAAGATAATCAGACTACCAACCTCTTTATTGTAA